GGATTCTTAAAGATCGGATATCCGCCCATCGCCTTCTCGATCTGTGTCTCTACGGTTCGCTGGCGTTCCTCGTAGAGCCTCGCTCTCTCCGCCTGAGCAGAGCGAGCCCTGTCGGCCTCCATCTCTTTCTTGATCGGGGCGATTTCTCTTTGAAGGATCGCGGCCGTCATCTTCACAAGCTTCTTCTGGGTCTCATCGAGATCTGGATCTGCGAGGAGCGCGTCGAGCTCAGAGGGAGAGGACGTGGTTCCCGACGAGGAGGATTTTCCCGGAGTGTTTGCGCCAAAGCCGTCCACGTCCTCCCCATTCATCGTACGGAAAACGAGTTCTCGCAGCCGCGGATTCCTTTGAACCTCGCGGTCGAAGAGAAGAGCCTTCTCGAGCAAATCTTTCTTCTGCTCGAGTTGTGCCATGTCGGTTTCATAGTCGATTGCCCTGCGGGCGAGTTCGACCATGTTTTCCCCTGTCACTTCGACGGATTCATTTTCCCCGACCGGGATCGAAAGAGGGTCTTCGCGTTTGAATGGATAGGCCCAGTTGTCAGGGACCTTCCGGTCTTCCTCCGTTGCCGGCGTTTCAGATGCCGCAGGCTCCGTGATTGTCTCCGTTGCAGCGGGGAATCCTTGCGGGGCCTGCGGCTGACCAGCAACCTGTTCCTCTGCGGGCGCCACATCCGGCTTTCCGGCCTGCTGGACTTGCGTGGAGACTGCGGACACCGAGGAAGCTTCCGTCTCGAAGCTTTTTCGGAGCATGTCGTTTGCCGATTTCAAAATACTTTGAGATCCAGACAAATCGACCCGATCGTGGTCAGCCCCACTGGTTGCCCAATTCTGGACTTCCCCAATCACCGCAGATGGATTTTTCTCCTCAGCCATGACTAAATCTTCGTATCCTTGGCCTCATAGCTTGCGCGATGGGACATCCCGCCGACCGTGTTGCTCATGGCCTCTTTATCTATCGCAGCAGGATAGTTGCGACCGCTGTTGGGCTCCCCGATGTCGATCGCGGGAAGCGTCCTGCCGATGCCGGTCTCAGGCTTCATTTCGCTTCCACCCATCGACATCTTTTCATGCCCAGAATCCATTCCTTTTCCGTAGTCATCCATGACCAATCCACCGCATCCCTTTCCTTGTGAACAACTCTTTCATGCGCTGCTCTTCCGCGATTTCATAGAGCAGGCTCACGTCGATCATGCTTCCGGGGGTCGGAACGTACTTTGCGGAAATCTGGGAAGTGTTCGCGTCCCGCTCTCGCAGAACCTCGGATCGTGTTTTCAAATCCTTCGTCTCGTGCTCGGCACAGAACGTGCAGAGTGAAGGGTCGTAGGGGTGATAGATTTCAGGTTTCCCTGTTGCAAGACCAACGCCCATACACAACAAATTAGGCATCCTCTTCCTAATTGTCAATCCCTGGTATTTTGATTTTTATGAAGGCGCCACCACGGATGCTTCTTTCTGAGCCTTCCTAACCTCTAAATCCATCGCGCCGATCTGATTATTCAGGGCCCCAATTCTGGCTTTTTGCGACTCGGAGATCTTATTGAATTCTGCCTGGGCCTGATCGCGGGCGACCGCGAGGTCATAGATCTCTGCCTTCTTCTGGGTCAGTTCTTCTGGGGTCATGTAGTCTCCTTGTGAAAAAGTTCAGGATCGCCGTTCGTTTTCCATCATGCGTACCATGCAAGGATCGCACCATCATCTAGGAAGAGAAGTTTGAATACGCTTGTCTGAGCCGACACCCATGATTCCAGCGCTGCCTCGAGCGCCGCGTTGGTGTTCTCCCAACTGCGGGGTCGGATGAAGCTGACCATGATCTTATGTTGTGGGATAGAAGGAATGGCCGCATAAAGCACAAGCACGGTCTCATCGCCAGCGCTGATGTCCAGAATCGTCTTGCCAAGGAGAATCGCGTTTGCTGCGTTGATGTCAGAGTCAATGTTTTCTTGTGTTGAACGCCAGTCGAGGCGGATCGTCTTGAGCAGCGTCATATCCCCGCTCCCATCGAGGCCAGAGAGTTGAGCCCCGGTACGTAGGAATCGAGAGCAAACCCCCACCCAGCGGTTTCATTCGCGGGATCGGTTTCGCTGTTGGGGATCGTCGTGAAGGAAAAATTATCTCCCTTGGCGTACTCTACCACGTTGGTCTGATTGTTCTTGGTCAAATCGGCCGTCGTGAAGTTCACGGCGAGGGCTTGGTCCGCGCCGTTTTTCAACAGCTTGAAATCGCGGTTTCCGGCCAGGATGAGCGCAAAAATCTCGACATAGAGATTTCTGATTCTCATGTTTGGTGTCGGAACCGCTTTCGTCGTTTCCGTCGTATCCCAGGCAGAGTTAACCTGATTATTGAATTGTTGCGCCGCGACTCCCATCGGATTGTCCGAGGCCCCAAGGATCGGCGTCTGCCATTGAATGTCGGAGACGAAGACCACGCCCCAGACTCCACGGCGATTTGTGGGAACGCCAGAAGGCGCGATCCTCATTCTCAACTTGTCCCCTGCTACCACCGTGAAGCTGTGAGTGAGATCGCTAAATACGCTGCCCGTCGTATTGACAGTTTGAAGGGTTGTGTTGGACCCATTTTTCTGCACCGTGAAAGTATAGTCCGCCCCGGCTCCAGGGGTTCCGTCGAGATCGGTATAGAGATTTTTCACCGTCCCGCTGAACGGCACGACGGTTTCTTTTCCAAGTCCCACGGTAGCCCCGTAGGCATCCCCGCCGGGAAGGAAGGAGTTCACCGCCGTGACCTGGCCGATCAGGATATTCGATCCCCCCATGAGGGGAATCTCCCCGAAAGTAGCAGCTTCGATAACCACATACCATCTCGCGCTTCGGGCCGTAGGAGTCGACGTTGGGGTGCATCGCACGGAAAGCTGCTGCCCGGCTGAGATAGCCAACGTCCCGTAGTTAATCCCGTTCGTATTCGTCCCATCAATCACGACGGCGTAGCCGCTCGCAACTCCGTCCTGCATGATTTCGAGACTGTATTGGGTTCCAGCGCCCGGAGCCGCAGAAAGTTCGATGTACCACTCTCGAATGATCCCATCAAGCGCGTTCATTTGATGCCGCAGGGTTTCCGTCGCGGTCCAGGCTACGGCATGACGAGCGTTGAAAAGATTGTATTCCGTTGCTGTCGGGTCGAGCGTGTCGTTGGAGGTGCAGAAGAGATAGCTTCGCATCGGACTAGTCGGACTAGGCGTTTTTCACCGCAATAATGTTCACGCGGATATCGGTTACGGCAACCGAGAGTTGCGCCGTCCAGTTCGTATTCACGGTAGCTTGAGTTGCGAGGCCGTTCAGCGGAATACTCCACCCGCCCTTGGGTCCGATCTCCTGGCTGAATCGGATCGTCCCTGCTGTCGAGTCCCGGATATCTACGCGGGTCGTCGTGTTCGATGTATTCGAGATTGAGAGATAGGTCAGATCGAGAAAGGTGCTCGCTACCGCGGCGAGGATTGTCGTCTCAGTCGTTGTCGAGATCGTCGTCGTCGTTGGGGCGGTGTAGAGATCGCGGCATTGATGAAGCTGGCTGACAAGGCGTCCGACCCGATCCCCGAAGACCGACATATGCCGCCCGTCCGTTGCGACAGTCGGGTTTGTCGAGCGAGCCGTCAATCCGGCGCGGATTGAATTTGCCGTGATCGCGACGTTGTCGGCTACGTTCCCGCCAACGGCAAGGAGGCCCGAGACGCCCGCCGTGACCGTCGCCGTGCCAGCGATCCGGTTCAAATCGACGGTCATATTTGCGGGAACCGTTAATACATCGACATCGCCGACGTTGTTCGTCCCTGCGTTCAGGTTGACCGAGACCGTACCCGAGACGGGCTGAGTAACCCCCGAGCCATCGACTCGAAGTCCTCCTGCCGTCGTAAGGGAAAACGGGCTTACTTGTCCCGTCGTATAGGTCGGCGCGGCTGTCGTGACCGATCCTCCGGCCAAGGCTTGCGTATTGGTGCCGAGCGCGGCCCCCTGCGCGATTGTTAATTTTACGAGAGTCGCATCTAAAGCGATTCCTGCGATGGTTCCAAGATTCACCGTTCCAATGGTGTTGCTCCCCGTGGGCAGGGCTGGGAGGGTCAACACGTCAACGTCGCCAATGTTGTTCGTCCCGGCGTTGAGATTCGCGGAGACGGTTCCATTTACCGGCTGAATTGTCGTTCCCGTCGGATCAACGCGAACCGGAGCCCCGGAAACACCAAGCTCTGCGCCAGCGTTGTCTCTTAGGTTAACGTGCTGTGCCCTTTGCGCCGTGATGCGGATCGGGGCGATATTATTCTCTGTCGCCGCCGTCGGTGCCGTGTCGTCAAGTTGACCTCCGATGCATACCGCTTTCGAGAAAGCCGTGTTGATCGCGTTCACGGTATCGTCGATCAACTGTAAAGAGGTCGTTTGGGTTTGCTGTTCCGCGAGAGTCGACGCGCCTGTCGGGAGGCTCACGGTGCCGGTGACGTTCGTAATTGAGCCGATATTATTCGAGCCCGTCGCGAGAGCGGGAAGCGTTAGTACGTCTACGTCGTTATTTGTGCCAGTCTGCGAAATGGCAACCGTAGAGGTACCTGATACGGCAACGGTTCCTGATACCGGCTGCGTTGTCGTCCCGGTCGGGTCAATCCGAAGCGGAGCACCCGCAGTCCCGACCTCAGCGCCGGAATTATTACGCAGATTTGCATGGATTGCCCGCTTAGCTGTGATCCTGGCGGCTGCGGCCTGATCTTCCGTGGGATCTGCCGTGATCGTTTCGTTGAAAACTCCACCGACCGGGGTGAAGCTCGTTGTTCCTTCTACGAATGATGACTTGTCCGCCTGAGCCGTGCCACCAGAGCCAGCCCCAGCCACGATGTTGACTCGGATGGCATCGTTTGCTTCGTCCATCGCAGAGTCGCCAGCAGGGGTTTCAATGCAGGAAAGAATGGCCCTGCGTTGCGTCATGGCGAATGCGCCCCCGTCATTGTCATCGACGAGATCGCGCACCGATCGGAAGGTGCCACCGGCAGGGGTGAAGGAAGTTGTCCCGACGGTGAAGGCGGCATCGTCGGTCATGGCGGTACCACCGCTGCCGGCCCCAGCCTTGATGTTGACTTTCAGAAATCCGCTTGCGTCAACTTGGAGGAGTGAGCGATCTCCATCTCCAGAAAGCGCGGCGTCCGCGGTTTGCTGGACGACGCCGGCCATGTTGACAAGATCGCCGCTGACGTGTGTGGTATCCTCGGCATACTGGGTTCCACCACCCCCGCCACCAGCAATCACGTTCACGCGCAAAGCGTGATCGTCATCCGTCGTTAGAACAAATGGCCGGATATTTCGGAAGGCGCCCGCAAGAGTCGTGTATTTGATCGCGTGAAGAAGAGGAATGCGTTCTTCCTGGATGATGAAAGAGTCCCCGTCTGTCGTGACTCCGGCATCTGGGATCGCACGAATGACCCCGATCGGCATATCTAACCTCTCTCGAAAAGATTACAGGTGTAGGTCTTGCTCACCGATCCCTGCACGAAATCGCAGTTGGGGTATGCGTCATTTGGCTGATCGTGCTGGATATGGATGCAGTTGGCGCAAATTCGCTCCATCTGGCCGAGAGTAGCCTCTGCTGGCTTGTGGTAATTAACCCTGAGCTTTGAGTATTTCCCGATATCTCCAGCAAGTCGTTTCAGTTCTTTTACCGGATCGTTCAGACTGAATTGAATCTTAAGATCTCTCATCGAAGCATGCCTCACTACGGAGCCTCAAGGGTTGAGAAAACCTTCGGTCGATCGGGAGCGGTCGCTCGCAGAATACAGCGGGTTTCCGATTTTGACGGGATGATGTTTCCCTCTTCGTCTCGATCAAAGAACTTCTCGCCGTCCTGCTTTGTGCGTCCCGTCACTCCAAACTCAGAAATCTTCTTGCCCTTTGCCTTGCACCAAGAATCCACCTGGATTACGCATTTCTGATTGATGCGACCTTCCGGATCAAAATCTACCGGCCTCTTGCACCAACCGCAGATGATGATTCCGATTTGACGAGATCGGTGAGTTCCCAGCGCAATATACTCGAGCTCGTCGATGGAGAGTCCTAGGGCCGGAAGGGGCTCCCCTTTGAAGATGAGAGCCGGCTGATGACATCCCTGACACAAATAAAACCAGTTCCCGGTCTTTTCGTCAGACTTATTCATGGGGTTTTTAACTTCTGCTGCCATCCTATCCTCCTAATTCCTGTTGTGTGGGCGCGGCCTTGGGGGCTTGGCCCTTTTGTCCTGGGGCTCCCTTTGTAGCTTCGATCATTTGTAGTTGTGCCGCCTGACGCTGTGCAAGCCTTTTCTCGTGCTGTCTGCCATGCCAGTCGATTCCGGCCTTCTGCTTGTCGGGAAGGTTGAAATAGACATCGGACTTTCGCATCCGATTCAACACTTCGAGATGGATCACGTCGTCGTCGAACTCGTTCACGTCGGGGAAGACGGGGGAATTCGGGTCGCTCATAGCGTCGTTTTCTTTGTTTGCGACGTACCGATCTCCCTCGCGCTGGCGAAAGAATTCCTCATCCTCCGAGAACCGCAGCAACCGCAGCATGGCCTCCTTGTCGGAAGGATTGTTCATGTCGAAAGCGCCTCGTTCCATCGCGGCAAAGGCAAATTCAGCGGTCTCCGCCTTGCCCTCTGGTCGCATGGATCCGGTTGGCACCATCACGTCGTAGTTGCCGCGCAGGTCTGCTCCCTTGAACTTCATTACCTGGTAAGCGCGATCTCGGCCAAAGACCTTGACGAGCTTCTCTTCTGTTCTGTTCTCGCCCTCTAGGATCAGGATCTTTTTCCCGATCTTCCCAAACATGATCTCTCGCGATCGGATCATCGTGCTTGAGACTAGCAGCCCCTTCTCTTGCAGAGACCGCAGGGCAACGCCCGAGCGAATAGAGCCAGGCGCCTGCCCCTGAACGGCTTCGGGTTGTCCAGAAATCTCCTGCATGTCTCTGTCGCAGCTCGCTTGGATTTCCATGTATTCCGGAGAGGGCGCGGCGGGAGAGATCTGGACGGGCGCGTGCCCTCCCGTGTTGTTGGAATCCCACTCGATCGCCTCGATTCCAGAAGTGAGGGCGCGGGCGGAAAGGTTTGCATCGCGTGGGACGAGCCACTTCTTGCTTCCCATCATGCGGAAGCCTTCCGCGATCTTACTGCGGACGTAGTTGTATAGTCGTTGCTGGGGGATCAGGTGTTCGACGTGGGAGGATCCCCAGAAACGGCCCGGCACTCTCGAATAGAATTGGGGCTCGTAGGGGAACCCGTGATCCGGGAATCCCATCTTCAGGTATTCATTTTCTCCATCCATCAACACTTTATCGCCGGCCGCGATGATGTGTCTGCCGTAGGGATACTCGATGAGCTCGCCGCCCTCTGATTCTGCCGTATACGGGGCCATGAAGAGTTCGATCTCTTCTGCGGTTGCCTCATCAGAACTCGGTTCGACAGGCCCAGTCGTATTGTAGAAACCGTTCAGAGAGAGAAGCCGGCGCTCGTAGGAATTGAGTTTCGAGTCCGAACTCACCGTGTTGATGCCTTTAGCCTCATTTCCATATCGCTGATAGAAGTACGAGAGAGGTTTCCAGGTCCGTTCTTTGATCCAACGCAGATCGCGGTATCGAGAGGCCATCGGATCTACGGAAATCCGGAATGGGTTTACGATTTCTAGAACAACATCTCCAGGAGCAAGCCCCCAATAGGATCCCTTCTGATCGAGATCCCGTTTCATATCGGGATTTGCTTCGATGATTTCGGGAGGAATTGCTTCTCCGGTATCCGGGTTTTTATAAATTCTGTCCTTCTCGCCGGCGTCTGGATCCCAGACCGGCTTCCAGAAGACTGTGCCACAAGATTGCGCCCAGTATTCCGCCTCGATTCTCTTATCGTCGATCTCGAGGGCCTGCTTATCGTGGTCGAGCACATTTTCCGCTACTCTGGCCGCGTCGATGTCTTCCCGGTCGGTTGAGGCGGGGGCGACTTTCCAGGGGATTCCGGTCGAAGTCATAATCGCCATCGAGCGGTGGAGGTAGGAAAAGATCTTGTTGGCGACGACGTTCATCCTGGAGTTGGGTTGACGGGGCTCTCGCAGGCGCCCGGTCGCGTCATCCCAGACAAGGAACTGCTGCCCGACGAGGAAAGCGATCGCGATGTACCACTGTTTCTCAAGCGCGATCTTTACGGCGCTCTGCAAATCGTAAGGACTGTGATGCTGAATGAGGGTGAGCGCGTCCTCGCGGTTGAAAGGATCGTGGCTTTTCGTGCGCGGCAGACGCGATAGGATCGAGAGTTTTGAAGTGTCAACTGCTGGCATTTTAGAATCCCTCGCCTTCTAAATCGTCTCCCCCAACAGGACCGAGTTCCATCTCTTTCCCCCGCTTCCTCTGGACGCTTTTGATCGCGTCGTCCGCGGACATGCCGGCCGCGATCATCTCCATCACTTCTTCGGCCATCTGATCTTCGATGGAAGGGCGAACGTGGTCACTCTTCACGGACCCGTTCCCTCGGACAGCCGGGACAGCCTTCACCTGGATCGCTCTTTCGATCTGGGCTCGTTGCTGGACGTATTCCGAAGTACTCTTTGATTGCTGCATCAGAAAGATCTGATCGAGGGCTTTTTCGTGGGATGTTGCCAGCTCTTTGATCGAGCGTGAGTAGAGAAGGGCCTGCGCTATCCATACGGCCGCGAAGAGGAGAGCGAGGAGAAGCAGGACGATCTCGTTCGACATCAATCTTGCGCGAAGCTTTCTTCTAGGTCGCTATCGAACCCTGGGCTTGTGAGTGAATCTAAATCATCTTCCTCTTTTTTGGAAGTCTCATCCAGCCGATCCATCTGCTGCCAGAGCTTTCTCTCATAGGCCGGCAGGTTCCGGTACTTCGGTTCCCCGATGATCTGGGGGCGGTAAAAGGCCCGTCTTGCCTCGAAAGCAATCATGGCCGCAAAGGCTTCGTCGTCGTAGCAACCTGGCGACGCCTCGGGCTTCCCATTGTTGTTATATTTCATCGTGAGGAACTGGGAGATCGTTTCGGAATCGTTCAGTACGACGCCGTTCTCTTCCTGAAGGGAGATCCGAAACTGATTGATAATTTGCTCCCGAGAGGAAGAAGTCGTCTTGAATCCTTTCATGTTTGAGTAGGTGCGATTTGTCTTGTCATAGACCCTGCGATTGTAAAACTTTCTTTCGCCCAGGCTTTCGCACTGGTTGATGACGGCGATTCCGACCATGTTGGCTTCGATTGCGAGGATGTGATTCTTGTAGAGCTGGCAGACCCCGTAGACTTTTTTCGCAAATACGTCAGGCAGCTCGAGCGAGCTGTACGCGAGGGCCTGGTGGAGCGTCGTGCAGTTCAACACGCAGATCGTGGATAGGTCGGGAGTATGTTTGCCCTGGAGGAGTTGGTCGGAGAGGGAACTCATCCCATCTCGGATCTTTCCTTCGGAAACATCGACCCCGATCGCGTAAAGGTCGCCGGCTTTGGGGAGTTCGTAGATTCGCAAGCGCCCGCCGCGACGAAGCGATCCCCGGAATCCGCTTTTTGCCTCGAACTCAAACCCTGGGATTTTCGGGAGGCTGATTACTGGCTGGGGGAGTTGGGGGGAGGAGCCGGATAATTTGTTTTCCATTTTCTTTCAGGCCCTTCACGACGATCGGAAAGGAGCGCAGGATTTTTTCCGCGGCCTGGAGTTTTGAGTGGTACTGCTTGTTCATCAACTTCATCGCCTGCTTTTCGCTCCGTCTCGCCTCAAAATAAGCCCTCGAGATGATCGCGGGATTCTCAAGCGCGAGGATTTGAGGGTTGGGGAGATCTTTCTCGTCCAGCATGACGTGAACGGCGTCGCAGACTCGAAACCGCAGAGAGACGGTAGCCTTGTATTGGAAATTGTTTTCCTTGACGAAGGGCTGATTGAAGTCGATGTGCTCGAGCACATGCTCGTAGTTGATTCCGATTTCGTGGTAGGCGGCGAGGAATTCCCGGTCTCTTGCTTCGAGGGATCGGTCGATTTCTGCGGGCAGGGAATCGGGGACGATGCTCATCGCGGTTTCCTTTTGCGTTTCACGGGCACTCGGCTTTTGCCGGCCTTGCTGTAGGCGGCCGCCCATGCTTGGGCGCGAGGATGGCCCGATTTAATCATCTCGAGCGCGTTGTCTCGGATCGTGTTCTTGCTACTTCCCGGTTTCAATGGCATGGGACGCCGCCTTTCGTTTGTTGGGATTGTAGATATTCAATTCTCCGCTGAACAGTGGTGTTGGCGCATTTTGCAGCATGGCCTCTAGATCTTTCACCGGAAAAGCGGTTCGTCCTGAAGTAAGGAAAGCCTCAACGTCGGTTGAGGGGTATTCCTGGTGGAAGATGTCCACATTGTTGTCACACTTATTTTTGATGGCCCATCGACGCCAAGCGAGTGCGGGCAGGGACACAGAAAAGTTTTTCTCGAGCTTCTCTTCCTCGTCATCCAATCCTCCCGAAACGAGTTCCTGATATTCCGGGGAGCGTTCGAGACGAACGTAATCTTCGGCCATCCACCAGGGCAGGAAGATCGGCACGAAGTTGCTGATTCCGTTTTTTGCGTCCTTCCACTTTTCATAGAAGTATCCTCCCATGCCGTTTGCGGTTGACTCGAAGACGATCCAGTTATTTGGATCCTCAACTCGGGCCTGGTTCAAGCCTGACATTGTGAGGTCGGGCTGATCCCAGAAGGCGACTTCCGAGAGGTGCATGTTGTGGATGGTGCGGGATCGGCCGGCGTTGACGTTCTTTGCGGTCTCGATTGCGTAGTCCGATCCGATCGGCTCTTCGAGGATGATTTCCTGGCGCCCGCGGTATTTTTCGAGGGGCTGGAATTCTTTGGGGAGGGAGAGGTACATGCGGTTTCCTATCTGGAAGATCCATTCCGCGTTATCGGCTTTGTCCGCGACGACGAGATTTGAGCAATAATTGTTCCGGAGCATTTTCATCATAAAGCAGGCTTGGATCAGAGTTGAGATTCCTCCTTGTCGATATTTCAGGATGATGAGGAGGATCTCGAGCTCTTTTTGTTGCAAATCTTGGATGATCGACCAGACGAACTCTTGGGCCTTGTTAAAGCGGAATGAGACGATGGGCCCCTTTTTGGGGCGCACCCGGAAGAAGATCTCCATGAATTTGCGATCATCTGGGATCAGGTGCAGGAGGATTTTCAGGGCGGCTGTCGATTTTAGTTTTTCACTGACGGTTGCAACCTCTTCGGAGATGACGCGAGTGGCCTCTGGGTTGAAGGAACCGTCTGGGAGGAGGAGTTCCACGAATGGATTCTAGCTTTTTTCTTGCAAACCGAAAGAGGGGAGGAGTAGGGTGGCGGGCGTGAACGTGGCGGTTGAATTCAATTTCCCCCGGCCTGTCGGCTGCTTCCGTAGAAAGCCTTCCAGCTTCACGGCCGCGTTCACAGGTCGCGGGTCGGGGGAATTTTTCTGGAGCACCCCATGGAACAGACAATTTCACTGCCCAAAAATAGCTGGGCGAAGCGGGCCTACTGGAGATGGGTTGGACGCTTCAAAAGAATCCTGACGCGAGCCGGGTTGCTAGATTCGGAAGCCCGTCTCGTCAATCGCGGATATCCGCCCTCCCTCGCAAAGGCATGTTTTGATAACCAATTCGACTACGCCATGAAGCTCACCGATGGCACCGTGATTCGATTCAGCGGGGCACAGTACGCCGGGAAGGAATTTGTCCACCTGCAACTTGAGGACCACAGCGAAGCCGGCATGTTCCACTCCATGTTCTCACAGTCGAAAGCCAGAGAATTCAACTTTGAAAGAGGCTTAGACGTAGGAGATTCTTTGGGTATGTGACGCACCCTGCGGATCGTAGCCATGAAGCACAAACCCTGGTTCAAGGTATGGCAGGACCGGGTTCTATCTGACCCAAAATTCCACTCCCTGTCCCTCAAGGAGGCAGGAGCTCTGTTCTGCTTCTGGCTGGAAACAGCCCGGAATTCCGGTGGGATTCCCCCGGGAAATCGGAGATTTATCGACGGAATCCTCCTTAGATTCCAGGGAAACTTGCCGACAATCCTTAACGGCCTTTCTAATAGTGGGTGGATAAGTTGGAAAGTAGTTGATGGCATATACTCAATATCTGTAAATGGTTGGGAAGAATCTCAATCACCATCCGAAGAATCAAAAAGGGTGATGAGATACCGTAACAGTTACGTAGATGTTACTCCACCAGATACAGATAAAGAGGCAGATACATATAAAGAACCCCCTATAGTCCCCCGCGGGGGGACGTTGTTCAGTCTTGAGTTTCTGGACTTTTACAAAGCTTTCCCTAGGCACATTGGGAAGAAGGCGGCTTGGGGGGCGTGGCAGAGGGCGAAGGTCTCGAGCGGGCTAAACGGGGAGTTTGCCCGGATTGCGATTGCGGCTGTGAATAGGCAGATTCAGTCTCGGAGTTGGGTTGATGGCTATATCCCCCACCCGACGACCTGGCTGAATCAGGGGCGCTGGGAGGACGAAACGGAGGTCAGCCCGGAGGCGAAGGTGAAAGAGGCGATCGCCGGCCCCCTTCCCTGGGAGGAAGCGAAAACGCTTCCCTTTGAGGAGAAAAAACAAGCATGAGCGTCAGATCCATCGAGCAAGATCGTCAAGAATCCGTCGATTCCATCGACAAAAAGTGGCGCTGGCTGGAAGAAGCGGCCTCAGCGGCAGATCGGGCCTACCGAAGAGGTCAGAATGGATTCGCGATTGAGGCGTTTCTCTCCGGAATTCCAGGCGACTCCCGCGAGAACTATCTCTTGACCCGCGATCACTTCTTCCGCGACCAGTTCGGAGACACGATGGCAAGGGTGAGATGGCTCAAAAGCCCTAACTGGACGCCCAACGAACGCCTCCGACCTGAGCTCTCCCCCGCGGGCCTCCCACCAGGAAACCCAATCCGTCGATTCTGCGAGGCTCGAGCTGCCATGTACGAGATCCGATGGGCCTCAGCCGGCAAACCAGACCAGACATTCCACCAGAAGAACGTAAATCTATGTAATTCAGGCAAATTCAAGAAGATAGACATGCCAGAAGACAAGGCTTTCTTCGACACGATCGAGGAAATTCTGAAAAGAGAAGGCGTTTCTGTCGAATACCCCCAGGAATGGCTGGATCAGCAAAAAGAACTCGAAAAACGGGCCCCGGAGGACCGCCAGAAACCCCAGGAACCCGCGGAATTGCCATCTGTGGGCGATATTTTGACGAAAACCGTCCCAGAGGTCAAAGAGGCCGACGATCGGGCAACAGAATCAAACGTCGCGACTTTGAATGAGGTTAAAAATGACGACTCCTGCCCCTTCTAACTGCCCGATTTGTGTGGCGCCCGGAGAACTGGTTGCATCCCACCTCTCTTTGTCCGCAGGCGAGGTTTTTTCGATACCGTCTACCCCAGAGGATTTGTCGAAGATTCAAGAGGATCTCCCGTGAAGTTTTCCCAGGCCCCAGACAAAACCCCCCCCTTCCGCTTCGAGCTCCTGGGTGGCCCCTATGACGGCGAGATTGTAGACCTCAAAGTCCTCGTCGTCCCAGGCAATCGTATCCTCTTCTGCCTGAAATCCCCCCTCATAGAAGACTCCCCGCTAGAAGCCTACGAAGGACCCAATATCCTCCAGGCAGACCCAGCAAGATTGGAATCCCTAAAATCAAAAAGAGCGTCCTGGTACACCCTCCTCCCCTTCACACCGGGCGCCCTCCCACGATCCCGCAGAACCAACCTCATCTACCTCCAACACCTAGGCTTCTTCAACCCATAGAAACCATCGCCCGGACATGCTCCCCGTAAATCGACATCAACACACACCCCTCACTCTCAAATCGAAACCCGTCTATTCGATCGAAAATCACTTCCTGCCCAACCTCTACCCCCCCTACCGCGGAATAAATCACAATCCCTCGAGTCGGCTCACTCCCGTCCTTCTTCCCCGTCCCAACCGGCTTCACAATCCCACCCTCCGACACCGACTCCTCCTCCCCTAAATCAACAGGATCTATCTCAACAATGACAGATCCCTTCTGACAAATCACAACCTCCACCTTCTCATCTAACTTTGCTGCCATGTAATAACCCTTTCAAATAAGCAATTTCCTTGTCTCTCTCTTCAATCTCACCGTAAAGCGCCTCCACCACAGGATCCTTCATTTGCGTAAAAGTCTGCCGGCAACTCTTTGAACAAAACCTCGCGTTCGCGTGAAACTTCAATTTAGGGTGTCTTGGAATCGGCCCTGAGCAAAAGCAACATCGTAAACTACCTACTGCGATCACGGTCCCTCCAACAAAAACAGAAAATCAAAAACGGCACGGGAGAGGCTCAAGAGGGAAGAGAAGTAACCTGGAAATAGAGGCTCGAGGGGGGCCGTCAGCCTCTTGTCCATGGTGGTATACGGTAGGGGGGAGGTCAAAATCTGGGGGAAAAGAATGGGAGGCGGGACGCAGGACGTTGACATCATCAGGGAATGGGGAAAATGGGCAGTTTGGACCTAGAACATAACATAATTTACATTATCAGACCTTGCCGTCTCCAACCCGAACGGACTGTACCGTCGTTGTTTGCGATAGCGTGAGTACCGGGGATGCAGTATACGCGCCGAGACGTGCCAGCACAGACCCCAGCGCGTCCTCTACTCCCCTGTTGGCTCCGTCCTTTCCTTGCTGCAATTCCCCGATGATCTGCCGATATCGAGGGTCCCACAAGCGCAAATATAGGTCGATCGCTCTCGGATCTCCTCTGGTGGCTCGTCGTTGGAGCGCGGCGTGGACTGTAGGCAGCTGTGTGATTGCTACCCGGGCGATTTGGTCGATAACTGCCAGCGACAGCTCGTCTCCCCGCTTTGCAAGAGATTCGATACTTTTGGGCGATGCGTGTTCCGCGACGTAATTTCGCACCTGGACGACGACTGCGTACCATTCTTTCGCGGAGGCTAATCGTTGTTCTTTCTCCGCTGGTTCTATGCAGAGTCCTGTCATGGTTCGTTCTTGATTTCTCATTTTACACATTCGCGTCAAGAGAATTCAAGGAATTTATTTGCACCTAAGGTGGTTATCTTGTCTAGGGTTATGATTATTTTGTCTATTGTTGTCAAGATTTGTCTTGATCGCGGGTGGCTGTGGTGGTAGTGATGTGGTGGACATGCACGAGACAGAGGCGGACGACGTAGCGAGTGAGGCAGAGCCGGGGGCGGTAGTACCTACACTCCCGGCGATCAAGCAGACGCGGCCGCGGCAAGAGATCCCCGGTGTGAATGTGCCCTGTCCTCGCTGTGCGACATACTGTGCCGGTGACTGCGCGACCGACAGGGATGATTCGGGGGGGGAGGAGGAATGAAAACGAAAGTGGTTCATTCGCCCTTGCCGTGGAAATTCCGTGTCGCTGAATACCGCAAACGCGAATCACAACTTGTACAACAAACGGAAATGTTTTTAGAAACAACAGAGGCTAAAGAGATCCCATTAGCAGAGCCGGTTATCTTGGCGGTTAGGCAAGATTGGACTTGGTATCTTTTAAATTCTGAGGAAGGGAAAGCAAACGCCGCCTTTCTCCTACGCGCCGTCAACTCACACGAAGAGCTGGTGGCACTGCTCCGGGAGGTCTCAAACCGGCCATTTGTGCCGATGCTCAATGGTGGCAAGAAACCCGTGCGTGGAAAGCTTTTGGTTGAGCGGGAAATGTTTAATCGGCTCGAAGCCGCTCTCGCCCGGGCGCAAGGAAAGGAGTAGGAGGAGGAGTAGCCATGGAAATCAAGGTCGAAAAAAAGATTGGGGCGGCCACGAAGACTTGCCCTGGCTGTAAGGGCAACCGCTGTGACGCGGAATATTGTGAGGGGGATTTGTGTTTCTCACGGGAACACTACCACGACCCAGACTGCCGCTGTGAGGAGTGCTGCGAAGTTTTTGATGAGATGGAGGAGTAAAATGCGGATCACGCTCACGGGCAAATGGACCGCCTCGGACTTCGACACGATAGAGGAAAGGTTCGAGGCGGCCTGCAAACAATTGCACGTTTGGGGCGGAATGTCTTACTGCAAATACGACGCCGCCGGGAAAACGGTTTTCGAATTCGATTCAAACGCGGATGACGTGACCGCGAGTTGGGAACTGGCCAAACGATTTGCTTGGCACCTGGGTCCGCTCAATGTACGCGTGGAAATTGGCGAATGGAGCGAAATATATATCTACTCAAAGAAACATCCGGTGGCGGAGCTAATATCTGCGGCTCCAGAATCCGAAAAATCCTACGACGCCGCTCTCATCGTCCGCGCTGTGAACTGCCATGAGGGGTTAGTGGTCGCGTTGAAGGACGCTGAATTTTTGTTGAGCAAAATCGGAATGAAGCGAACCAACACAAATTGGAAAGAGGCTAGCAGCATAGTCGACAGTTGTTTGCGTGTTGCGGGAGACGCGAGGGCCATTCTCACCCGCGCAGAGGGAAAGGATTAGCCATGAAACCTTTCTGGTTTCGCTCTGGGTTCCGCTCATCCGAAGACTGTGAGAAGGCGCGCGGTAGCTGGGTCCCGGCTTTGTTTTTGCTGGTGGTGATGGTGGTAATCTTGGCCGCGATTTTGAGAGGATAAGACCGTGCGCGACATTCCCAGGTTAACAGTTTCGCTTGTTCGAGAGACCGTTTCTGAGTGTGTCCGCGGTTCAAAAAGCGCGGTTGCCGCGTTCCGGGCTCTGATCCCTGAAACCGATCCGCGAGAACATTTTTGTGCGTTGTATCTAGACGGCAAGAACCGCCCCCTTGGGATACACTTAGTGAGCCTAGGAACGCTGAATACTTCGCTGGTTCACCCGCGTGAAGTTTTTGCGCCAGCGATCGCTTGTTGTGCCGCGTCCGTGATTATCGCTCATAATCACCCGAGCGGCGACGTCGCGCCATCCTCTCAGGATTGCGAGGTCACGCGTAGACTGATTAAGGCGGCAGAGATTCTGGGTATTAACTTGCTCGACCATATCATCATCGGAAAAGGTGACGATTTTTACTCGTTTCGTCAGAAAGGGAAAATCTTGGGTTTCTAGAGTCCCTTTTGCAGGATACGAGAAGGTGAAAGCATGAAAACCGAACCAAAAGAAATCGACAGCCTTGAGGCCCTTGAACATGTCGAGAACCTTCATCGGCAGCAACTTGAAGACGCGCTCGTCAACATCTTCGACGCGATCAACGGCCGGGAATGGTCCCCCGATACTTGCGACGAAATTGCGCGGATCTTTGCAAAGGATTTAGGGCTTCCGATCGCGGAGCCCTGCGAAGAAAAGGAGAAACGATGAGTACAAAAACAGATGCGCCTATTTGCGGGCTCTGCAAGCGTTCGGGTGACGGGATTCAATTTCAGATTTTCACCCCGCGATTTCAGCCCTTCGGAACGGCTTGCGTCGATTGTGAGGCTGGCATAAAAAAGTTTACCTATGATTCCGATTTCAAAGAATATTTGAGGGAACTCGACGCGGGAAAGGTGGTTGAAATCGACGACGAGATGTTTTCGTACTGGCTGGAAGTTCTTCCACCCGTCTATATGAACGGGCCCGTTCTTTCGATTGCAGGCCTAGGGCCCCGGCGCTGTTCCTTCGGGTTTCGGGAAGGAGATGCCTCTCCATCGAACCCAGTAACTCACTTCTGGAAGGAAGGCGGGAAACTGTACGCCTGGAGCGAAAGAAGAAAAGAAAGGACGAAAAAGGAGGCCCAATGAGATCCTTCCACCCCTCCGAACCCCGGCTCGTTCTTCAAGAGGACAAAAATGTCGGAATTTCGCAAAACTTCTTGCGGAGTGTCAATGGTTCTAGGAGAATGGGCTAGCGCGACTGGAATCAAAAGATAATTAACATTTCTGTAAATGAAAGTTTTCGTTCATGACCAAAGAACCAAAGAGCGTTTAGAGGAAAAGTACGGAAAGAAAGCGGAGAAAAAAGAAATGTCAGATAAGGCGGATCGGTTCAAGCGAGTAGTGACAATCAGAGTGAACCAAGTGTTAGTCGGCCTAGAGAGGCTCGGGAAATGTAGCAGGCGTGCATCTTATGAGTATTCCGAGGAGGAAGTAGCAAAGATTTTTGGGGCGATTTCTGGCGCAACCGAGAAAGCGATCGCGGCCTTCAAGCCGGCAGTTGAGGAGAAGACTGCGAAAGGATTTTCTCTATGAGCGCGTTTTCCGAAGAGATCAATGAGCAGGGCGTCAAAGTGTACACGTGCGCGAAATGCGGACGCCATTCCTTTATGCCGCCTACTGTGCGGTATTGTTTTTGTCTCGATCCCGCGATGCCCCCAGGAGAGCATCTCCATCTCACCTGCTCACAGTGCGGTTACGAAGAAATCGAGCCCACAAAGGATGCTCAAAGGTGACTACCCACATTTGTCCCAGATGCCAAGAGGAGTATACCTGCGAGCAAGATCCGAGACTTACCGGTCAATCCTTCGACGATAATTCCCTGCGATCGAAGATGCGGGAAATCGAGGAGAAATGGCCGCTCGAGCTCTCCCCGTTCGAGGGTTCATTTTTCGATTCTCTTCTCAGAAAATGGGATGGGCCACTGTCTGAGAAGCAGAGGAAGGCGGCGGTGAATATTGTGAGAAAATATGCGAAAGGACCACCCCAAAAAAAGGGGAACAAGGATGAGAGGCAGCCGGAAGCGCCTTTTTGACGCGAATGGCTGGAAGGCTGAAATGACCCTCGAACAGCACAGGGCGAGGAAGAAATGATTTTGGCGCGTGGTGGCCGTAGGGCCGATAACCGAGTCGCTTTAACCCTTCGGGGAGCTAGCCGATTACTTTTCCATGCGACACCGAGCCCAAAGGGCTGTGACACGGCCAGCCACGGGATGCAAGGATTAGGAAAGGGATGACCGGCCACGCGCCATTTTTGGAAAGCGAGGAAGAAATGACCCTCAACTCTGACCGGGCGCGGCTGCAAAAGTTCAAGGAGCAATGGTGTTCCGAGACGGGCGCTTATATGCACGAGGACATGGATTGGATTGCAGCACGTCTGACCGCCGCGCTCGACGTGGTGGAAGCAGCACATTATGCCCAAAGGATGTTTGAGCTGCCCAAAGATGGCAGTCTGGATAAGGCCCTTCGCCGGTACGAGGAAGGAGCCGAGAAATGACAACCATCCCGGATCGTGATTGGGCGGGGGAGCGGGCTGAGAATTGTATCAACGCATTTTTAAATGAGCAGGGCCAAGCTTTTGATCGAGGAGAACTATCGACATTCAACCAGACGGTGGCTTGGAGATTCGTAATCGCCCAGGCCCTGCGCGAGGCGAGAGCGAAGGGGATGGAAGAGGCGGCGGACCTTATCGAGATAAATCCACATACAGGAATGAGCGATGTCGCTGAATATCTTCGCGGCAAGGCGGACGCAATTCGCTCCGCGACCTCCCGCGCCGAACAAAAAAGGAGAATGAAATGACGAAGCTACTCGCATTTCACGGCGACAAAGCCGTGCAGCAAAAATACATCGACCGGATTCGGACGCATCGCAAGGCCGAGGATCTGGTCCAGGGCGATGCAAAACGATGCGCGATTGGTTGTACACTAGACGGCAAATACGACCATCTGGCCTACGAGACAGAGCTGGGGATTCCCGAGCGGCTCGCTCAACTCGAAGACTCGATTTTCGAGGGATTAGCCAAAGACGAGGCCATGGAATGGCCGGAGCGTTTCTTATCCGCAATCCATCCAGGCGCGGATCTCTCGATGGTCTGGCCGAAATTTGCCTTAATGCTTTTGACCGACGAGAAGATTGGTTGCATCCAATATGCTGGCGACAAGTGGGGAGTGAAGGAGGCGGTCGAAGGTGTTGCCGACCTCTACCGCGAGTGGATAAAAACTGGCGTGCCTATTATGGCTTCGGCGGCGGAGTCGGCGGCGGCGGCGTCGGCGGCGAGG